AAGGTATAATGAATTCTAGTCCAGTGATATCACAATCAGATGGCACAGGTGAAATAGATATACCAATAGCAGGTAAAAATAAAAATGAAATGGGAATACTACCAGTAGAGCCCGTTAATCAGCTTCCTGGATTTAGAGATGACACACCTACAAAGATGCCTGGTGGCCCACCTTCAGAAGAAATAAAATACAACGATCCTCTACCTCAAGATCAGTTAATGTCAGGGTTTGCAGAATGGAAACAAAAAAATCCAGACAAAGTTTCTTACATTGGAACACAAGCTATTAAGTATATGATTTTACCCAATGGAGAACCTATAACTTTTTCAGGTGGAGCAGAAGCAAGTAATATGGCACGATACTTAGAATCTATTGGACAACCGCCTATGAAACCAGGAAATCAAGCTTTTAAACCTATTGGTGCTGATCCTAACGCTAAACTTGAAATGGCATTGGCATCAGGCGGTATCGCTAGAATGTTAGGTGAGTAATGGAAGACCTACAAGATAAAATTATAGAGTTGATGGATCTCTTTGACGGAGAGGTTACGACAGCAGATAAAATAGACAGACCACAAAGAGCATTAGACAGAGAAGCGATCGATGATTTTATGAAACGTAATCCAATGATGGATGGTGGTATGTTAGTTAAACCAAGTGCTGATGGATCTAGACCTGGGTATGCTAAACAAAAAATGGCTGGCTTTGCTCCAGTGTCAGAAGCACAACAAGCTGGTAACATTGCAAAAAAAGAAGCTAGACTCGCTAAAATAGGTGAGTTGTTTATAAATAAAGATTACAAAAAATTAAAAGTTAAAACTAGAAAAGCTAGAATGACTAAAGGTTCTATTGATGCTGGTGGTGTTTTAAATGCACAAGATAAAACTATGTTAAATAATATTATCTATAATGGAACTGTAAAAGAGCAAAATGCTCTTGCTAAATCTTTAGGTATTAATCGTAGGTACATGATTGAAGTTTATAATGAAGCTGAAAGATTAAAAGATGAAGGTAAATCCTTACAACTATCAAAAACCGCATTAAAAAAAGTTCAAACTCAAAAAGAATTATTTGATGAAATTTTAAATAATAAAAACGCTACTGTGGAGTCAATGGCTAAAAAATTTAAAATGACAAAGAAAGCAATTACTAAAGAAGCAAGTAAACTTTTAAAAAATGTATATGCACAAAATGTTGCAATAGGAAAAGGACCAGAGTTTGACATAGATTCTAGAGGCAATAGAACTTTAAAGTCTTGGTTGCCAGATAATTTTGAAACAACAGATTCTTTCTTAGATAATTTTGCAAATATAAAAGGTTTAAAAAATGTTCAAACAGAAAACATGAGTATATTAATTAAAAACGCTTATGGTGATGATCCTAAAAAATTTACAGCAGCTATAAAAGGACTTAGTGAATATAATAAATTAACAAATAAATTACCAGAAAATTTAAAATTAGATTTAGATCATCCTCTTTCAAAGGCTTTTTTAAAGGGGTCTGGAGCTTCGGCTCAAGAGCTTTTATACGTAACACCTATTAGTAGAGATTATAATAGAGGGTTTAAACAAAGTTTAAGTATGGCGTATGATAAGGCTTTGTTAAATCCTAATAGAGATAAAAAACTTATTAAAACTATTGAAAACTTTGCAGATACTATTGGTGTTAATATAGGAAAAGGCTCTACAAAAAAATTAGATTTTGGCACAACACCCATCACTAAAAAAACTCAAGCAGGATTAGCTGCAGAGGTATTTAAAAATTTAAGAGAACAAAATATTGCTAGAGAAAACTTAGCTAAATTTAGAAAAACTAAAGAAGGTCAGAGTATTATAAAAGAAATTTTTCCTTCAGGTAGAGCAGTTTTAAATATACCAAAAGCAAATGTTAGAGGTTTAGCTGCTTTTATGAAAAAAAATTTTCCAGAACTAAAATGTAGTTTATCAAAAGGGGTTAATTGTAATGATGCACAATCTTATCAAAGAGCTATAAACGAGTACACTCAAAAAGCTTCACAAGGAGATAAAGCAGCTAAAGCCACACTTACAAAATTTGGTAACAAAGTTGCGACAGCAGGTAAATTTATAAAAGGTGCATTAGGTCCGCTTGCACTTGCAACAGAAGTTGCAATAGATTTAGCCATTCCTCTTAATCAAACTTTACAAGAAGGTGTACCTTACAAACAAGCGTTCGCTGATACTTTAATAAATAAATATATCTTAGGACCAAAACTACAAGTTGATAAAGAAGCAGAGATTGCAAAAGAGATGGCTAAAGGTGAAGAGTTCGCAATGGCTAAACGTGGTGAAAGAATGTTTTTACCTCAAAGCGCGACAGCTGATGCACAGAGATTAAAAAAACGAGAAGAAGAAATGAAAGCGTTATATCCACAATTAGATATGGTAAATTTATCGAACAAAGAAATAGATACGATGTTAGCTGATAAAGGAGTTTACAGTCCCTTTACTTTAGGTTTTGGTATGCAACAAAGACAACCTGGTATCGGTGACATGAGATACAATGAAGATATGGCTTACGATGAGATACGTGATATTTTTAACAAGGGTGCTGAAGAAGATATAAGAAGACAACAAATGCAATCAATAGCAGATGCAGGAGGTGTAGCTAATCTAGCAAAAGGTGGCCGTGCGGGTTTTAAAATAGGCTCACTTAGAAAAGGAATACAAGCTTTGATAGATAAAAGCGTTAAGTCAACACCAAAAGATACAACCACAGAATTAGATAAGCTAATTAAAAAAACACTTGATGAAGATTTCTTTGATAAGAAAGATAGAATGATCGATCAATTAAATTTAAGTTTAGAAAAACAAAGAAGATTGTACGGACCAAAAGAAAAAAAATTTGAGGAACCTCACAACCTGCAACAGTATTTAGATATTACAGAATCTAATTTTAAAACAAAAAAAGGTCCCTTTTTTGACAAATTAAGAGCTAGAGAAAAAAAAATAGCAAAAGAAAAAATACCATTATCATTAGATAAAATTATGAGAGATCAAAAAGCAGGTGGTGGTTTATTAAAACAAGCAGGTGATAGGTCAGGCCCGCCACCAGAATCAGGACCAAACTCACAAGGGTTGCAAGGTCTATTAAATCGTGTTAAGAAGATATAGGAGTAATAAATGGCAGATATAGATAAAGGACTCC